AACTTCCTTTTGCTGTTGGAGATCTTGCTTCAAAATTATTAAGAGAGAAACCAAGTAAAGAAATGTTTCTATCTTCATTAAAAAATATTCAACCAGGTACATGGTCTGATGCAATTGGATTATCAGAATTAGTTACAAGACAAGAAGAAGATTTATCCCCTGAAGTAAAAACTATGGGTTCACAATTATCTTTAACTAGTGAAACATTTATACCTGTTGGTACTGCAATAAAACTTGGAGATAAAATTATTAAAAATGCTAGTAAGCAATTAGGTAAAGTAGATAATAATAAAACCTTAGAACAAGTTATTGATAAGAGACTTTCTGATTATGGAGAAAGCAGAAGAGACTTTAATAAAATAGTTGCATCAACTGGAATGATGGCTGGATTAAAAGCATTAGGTCTTTCTTCAATTAAAACTGCAGGACAAAAAGTTGATGATATAAAAATTAAATTAAGAGTATCAGATGATGCAGAATTTACAGATGGATCATGGTCTGATGCTTCAGGTTACTTTGTTCAGTTTGAACCCTTAACTAAAAAAGGAAAACAGATATTAGAAGCTTATTCTAAAAATGGAAAAATACCTAAAGATTATTTTTTTGATAATGCAGAAGATGCTTCAGCATTAGTAGAGAAAATTTCTCCAAATGTAAGATCACATATAGATATAGAAGTTGCTCAACCTAAAAAAGCAACAGATGATATAGTGGTGAAAGAAGAAAAAATTGGATCTGGTAAAGATGCTTACATAGCTAGAGAATATTCTAAAATATATAGACCAGGAGATACTCCTCCTACTTCAGATGATTTAATTAGTTATGGAAGTAATCTTGTCGAAGATTATTATCCTTACGCTAGCAAATCTAATTTTAGAAATGAGTTTCACGAAGATATAATTAATCAAATTATTAAACCAAAGAAAACTTTTGATGATGTTATAGTGGACGCTAAAACAGGTATAGAGAAATTTAGAACTAAAGTTAAACAAGGTATTGATACTCTTGAAGAATCTAAAGATTTTGGATTCCCAGATGATTAAAAGACTAACAACCACAGTACCACCGGAAAAAGGCCCAGACAGTCAGGGCTTGAATATTTCTTATAATACTGTTAAAGATGTAAAACTTACGGAGAAAATAAATGGCAGACAATATGGACAACGTAGACAAAGCTCTACCGAACGAACCAAGAAAAGAATTTGAAATACCAGGTCAAGAAGAGATTCAAGAACAAGTAGTTGAACAAGTTCAAGAAGAAATTCAATCACCTGATGATGTAGAAGTTCAAGAGAATGAAGATGGATCTGTAGATATTAATTTAGATCCAGCTGCAGCTTCACCTGAAGGTGGAGATGAACACTATGCAAACTTAGCAGAATTTTTACCTGATGATGTATTAGGTGCATTAGCATCTGATCTTAATTCTAAGTACATGGATTATTCTATGTCAAGAAAAGATTGGGAAAAAACTTATACTCAAGGTTTAGATTTATTAGGTTTTAAATACGATAATAGAACAGAACCATTTAGTGGTGCAAGTGGTGCAACACATCCAGTATTAGCAGAAGCAGTTACTCAGTTTCAAGCTTTAGCATATAAAGAATTATTACCAGCAGATGGACCCGTAAGAACACAAATTTTAGGAATGCCTACTCCAGAAAAAACAGATCAGGCAACTAGAGTAAAAGATTTTATGAATTATCAAATAATGGATCAAATGAAAGAATATGAACCTGAGTTTGATCAGATGTTATTTAATCTACCATTAGCAGGTTCTGCTTTTAAAAAAGTCTATTATGATGATATGGAACAAAGAGCCGTAAGTAAATTTGTTCCTGCAGATGATTTAATTGTTCCGTACACAGCTACCTCATTAGATGATGCGGAAGCAATTATTCATCGTGTAAAAATTTCTGAAAACGATTTAAGAAAACAACAAGTTGCAGGATTCTATAAAGATGTAGAATTAGGTAAACCTCAAGACAATGAAACAGATGTTGAGAAAAAAGAAAGAGAACTTGAAGGAGTTAGAAAAACAAAAGATGAAGATGTATTTACTTTATTAGAGTGTCATGTTGATTTAGATTTAGAAGGTTTTGAAGATGTCAATCAACAGACTGGTGAGCCGTCAGGAATTAAGATTCCATACATTGTAACTTTAGAAGAAGGATCAAGAGAAATATTATCTATTAGAAGAAACTACGAAGTAGGTGATCCAATGAAAAGAAAGATACAATACTTTGTACATTTCAAATTTTTACCAGGTTTAGGTTTTTATGGTTTTGGTTTAATTCACATGATTGGTGGATTATCAAGAACAGCTACAACTGCATTAAGACAATTACTAGATGCAGGTACATTATCTAATTTACCAGCAGGATTTAAAATGCGTGGTATTAGAATTAGAGATGATGCACAATCAATTCAACCAGGTGAGTTTAGAGATGTTGATGCACCTGGAGGAAATTTAAGAGATTCATTTATGATGCTTCCGTTTAAAGAACCTTCTCAAACATTATTAAGTTTGATGGGTGTTGTGGTTCAAGCAGGTCAAAGATTTGCTTCTATTGCTGATTTACAAGTTGGTGATGGTAATCAACAAGCTGCAGTTGGAACAACTGTTGCATTATTAGAACGTGGCTCAAGAACCATGTCAGCAATACACAAAAGAATTTACTCAGCTTTGAAAAATGAATTTAGAATCATGGCTAGAGTATTCAAGTTATATCTACCCCAAGAGTATCCATATGATGTAGTTGGGGGTCAAAAGATGATTAAACAATCTGATTTTGATGATCGGGTAGATATATTGCCAGTTGCTGACCCCAATATTTTCTCACAAACACAGCGTATTTCACTAGCGCAAACTGAACTCCAACTGGCAACTTCAAATCCACAAATGCATAATATGTATCAAGCGTACAGAAGTATGTATGAAGCTTTAGGTGTAAAAAATATTGATCAACTTTTAGTAAGACCACAACAACCTACACCAAAAGATCCTGCATTAGAACATATTGATGCTTTAGGTGGCAGACAGTTTCAAGCGTTTCCTGGTCAAGACCATAGAGCACATATTACTGCTCACTTAAATTTCATGGCAACTAATATTGCAAGAAACAATCCAATGGTTATGGCTTCATTAGAGAAAAATATTTTTGAACATATTTCTTTAATGGCTCAAGAACAAGTTGAATTAGAGTTTAGAGATGAACTTGTACAGATTCAACAGATGCAAATGATGATGCAACAGAATCCACAGATGGCACAACAGATGCAAACTCAGTTAATGATGATGCAACAAAGAATTGAAGCAAGAAAAGCACAATTGATTGCTGAGATGATGGAAGAATTTATGAACGAAGAGAAGAAAATTACTTCACAATTCGATAATGATCCAATTGCAAAACTAAGAGCAAGAGAATTAGACCTTAGAGCAATGGAAAATGAGAGAAAAGAACGTGAAGGCAAGGAGAGAATGGATCTTGATAAGATGAAAACTATGATGAACCAAGCAAATCAAGATGAAAAACTAGAACAAAACGAAGAATTGGCAAAATTAAGAGCTGATACATCAATTGAAAAAACAATTTTATCAAAAACTATACCAAGCACTGACTCAATGATGAAAAATCAAGGTAGTATGATGCCTAATATTTCAATTATGAGAAAAGGAGACGAATAAATGAGAAATAAAATGACAAAATCAGAAAAAAAGGTTAAAAAAGTCATGAGGGAATTCAAAAAAGGTGAATTGCCTATAGGGAAGTCTAAGAAAAAAGTAAAATCGCGTAAACAAGCTATTGCAATTGCTTTATCTGAGGCTGGTAAATCTAAACCAAGGAGAAAAAATGGAAAAACTTGATAATATACAAGAAGTTACTGTTGCTGAACAGCAAACTGAGATTGATCCTAGATCAAAAACAACTGCTGATAAAGCTTTTAACTTAATTGGTACTGGTGGACCTGAAATGGAAATTAAAGGTCAAGGTGCAGTGCTAAAAGAAAAGAATAGAAAATCAAAAGCTTACTAATATGTGGTTCGGTGCTATTAAATTAGCCGTTCAAGCTGGCTCTCATATATTTAAAAATCGTCAGAAGACTAAAATGTTAATGGCGGACGCACAAATGCGTCATGCAGAGAAAATGGCCAATGGTGAAGCAGAGTACCAAGGCAAATTATTAGAAGCAAGGCAATCGGACTGGAAAGACGAATTTATTTTAATTTTACTTTCGGCCCCTATTGCATTATTATCATGGGCAGTATTTTCTGATGATCCAAGTGCA